CATGTCGCGACCAATAAACGACGACGGACATTCCTTTAGTTCAAAGTATCCACCTCGACACCATTCACAACCATGCCCAACACAGGCGGGACACTCAATTTCGATTCTCTGCTGTTCGTCGAAAAGCTCATTGCATCGCCCGCGACATGATTTGCAAAGCTCGCCGCAGCGGACGTAGGCGGCGATGCGGATTTTTTTAGCTCGTCACCGCTTGCCGTGAACGTCGTGACGATCGCGTCGATAATCTCGTTAATTTCGTTAATTGTCAGGATGTCTTCGAGTGCTTCGCGACTAAACTCACGACCGAAGTTTTCCCATCCGCTTAGGCAAACCATTACGGCATCGATCGCCGCATTGAGCTTGCCCTCTGCGTCTTCTGTCTTCGTTGACGACAGCGCCTTGGAAAGTTGCTTTTGCTTACCAAGCGTTAGCACGCTGCCGATCAACCGCGGCTGAATGTCTCGCGGCTTGCCGGCGTCGCTATTGAGTACAAAGACGATCCTGTCGTCACGATCCAAACTTTTTGGCATTATGGCGTTGCATCGACGAATTGAATCGCCAATTCCTCATCGTTTGTGGTTCCGTTTTTATTGCACTGCCAAGTAATATCGTCGGTCACAATGTCGTTTCGATTACCTTGAGCGGCCGTCTGGATCTGCGCTTTCGGTGCCAAAAAAACAATCGTTCCCGATCCGGCAGTCGGCAGCTTGTATTCTAACTCGTATTCGGTCGATGCCGTTAGTGCTAAATACCGGTCGAGCGACGCCACCAAAACGGCCTCGGGGTCTGCCGTGATAACTGGCTGGCGGTTCGTAACAATCGCCGAAGCGTAGCCGCTGACGTGCGTTGTGCATTCTCGCATAACAACAGTATTGCCGGCGTCAATTGTTGCCGACGCGACACAGATGTTCGCGTTGTTGAACTGGAACGTGTCGCCAGCGCATCGACTAGGCAAGTCGGTCGGATAGGTCGGTGCGATGATCGCCGAATCCGTCTCCGCTTCCCATTTGCCGCTGAATGTCCAGTTAATCCGCCCGAGGTCGCCTGTCGGCAAATCGATCGAAAACGTACCCATGCAACCCGATAGCTTTCGATACTTGCCATCGACAAAACCGCCGATCGTGATTGTTCGCGGGTCGCTGCTAGTGGTTCCTGGCTTTGCAGTCTTCGGCTTAAACGTGCCTGACGCATTGACCCAACCGCAAGCCGGGAGGAGCACCGTAGCCCACGGCGGAAGCGAGCCGCCTTCGCCGCCCCAGTAGATGTCAGTCGAAAACGTGGCCGTGCCTTGGCGACCCGCTGCGATTGCTGCCAAGTAGTTAAAAGCCCCCTGGCCCTCTCGTTGCGTCATCGAAATGTTGGGCTGAATCAGCAAATCGTAAACGTTGAAAACGCCTTCGCTTGCGGTCAACGTTTCGGCAGTCCCTATGGTTGCTTCGGCCTTGGCGGCGAATACTGTTCGGCGTCTGAGTAGCGACATTGATTAAATTCCTCTTGGCTTGGCTTTGTTAAAGGCTGTTGCAACCCGAAACCGGATTCGTTCTTCCATTTCCTTCTCTAGTCGCTCGTTAATTCGTCGCACTTGTTCAGGCTGGAAGTTCTTGGCAACGTAAACACCCCAGGGCGATGCGGCGTTTAACTTTGTAATTGGTTCTCGAATCTTTCCAGCGTATCTGCCTTTTTTCATTTTTCTTGGCTCGCCTTTTCTCTTAAACACATTGCCTTTCCACTGTGCGTTAAGCAGTCCAGGTATCGGGCCCATGAATGCAGATCTTATAAATGCGTTGCCTTTTGTTTTGCTTATTTTGTATTTAACGCCAAGCTCGTTTTGCTTTGGCTTAAAATGCCGAAGGCTCATTCGGCCCGTTCTAGTCACTCGAACAATTACGCCGGGATTTGTAACTGTCGCTTTTCCAAGCACCTGCAACGCCTTGCCGCCGTATTTGATCGCCTTTTGTGTCGTGTTTAATTCTGTTCCAATATCTTTTGCAATCTGACCAAGAGTTGCTTTTGCTGTTTTGTTTATTACAACCGCAAGCTCTTTGTCTAAGTTTGTCTGTATTCCTTCAATCGCTTTTTTAAGTCGATCAATCTGCTGCCTCTTAATGTTAAAAATAATCACGATCGCACGTTGTACGGATTGCCTTCGTCGTGCCTGTAGGTCACAAGCAGCGGCAAGTTAACGCCACCGATTCCTCCGTCCGATACGATCGCGTCAGCAACGTCGAACTCTGCGTTAATGGCGTTACCTCCGAACGTGTGCCACTGGCTTGCGTCGCAAACGGTCTTAACAACGTCTGATTCAAAAATTTCGCAGTATTGATCAATCGGGGTTGTGTCTTTTTCGCTCGGTAGCACATGGCAGCGAATGTCAAACCGTTGCCGATATGCGATTGCTGGAGGATTGCCAGGGCAATCAAGCTCCGACATCCGTTCGCGCTCGCCTTTTACAACAATGATTTGCAAATGCCTCGGCGTGTACTGTGCCAATCGAGTCGGCCTGACCACTTCGTAAACGTAAGTGAAATCGCTATACCCAGCCGCTAACCGATTGAGCCTATCAAAAAGCTCTTCGGTTATTCGCGTTAGCACCGGCAGGGCTGCGGTTATCTGCATTCAAGTACAAGCATTCCGTTATCTTGCGTCGTGATTTTCAATATGGCTCGGCGTTCAGCCGCCTTGCCGTCGCGGGCTGGGAACTCTAACTGATCGCCGCCCGTGTCAATCTCCGTGCTACTGATGCCGTTGGTGGCATCGTTCGCAACGTGTACTTCAAATCGCGGTAGCACGGTCACAACGTCTTCTGCGAAGTTGTCGACCTGTTCGCGAATAATAACCGCCTTGATCGTTCGCGGTGATCTGATTTCCGACCCGTAGAATCGATGTGGGTGATAGGTCACCGATTCGGCGAAATCGTCACTGTTCAGAAAAACCGCGGTTGCGTCGCTTGCGATTGCATCGCGTAAGGTCATCGTTGACTTGTCCGTGCCCGTGCTTTCGGCTGCTCTTGTGTCACCGCTACGGCGATCGGCTCAACACTTAGGCTAACTCGCTGGACCGGCGGCCCGTCGCCCTCGCTGTGTCGCGTCACTCCGTCAACGGCGATCTTTACGCCGGCAACCTCAACGGATTGACCGGCGTTAATTTCTACGCTTTGCATCAGCGCTTCGCCTCGACGCTGACGTAATCGACGTGAACAAAGTCGATGTTGGTATCGGCAGTCTTTTGGATCTGCACATAGGGCTGTAGCGATCCGGTCGCGGCGCTCATGTCGAAGGTCGTGCCGGCAGCAACGCGAATCCCATCGACGTAGAATTTCACGTTTGACTTTCCGCCGGTGAAGTCAATCACGAATCGACGGTAGGTCGTGCTGAGGCTCTGGCCGGTTGCCTTGTCGTCAAGGTCGGTCGTTCCGTCGTCGGTTTCAACAACAAGCGAATTGGAACCGATCAGCCGGAAGCTGGCGTGATTCGCAATGCTGTCAATCGCATCGTTTCGAGCCGATGCCAACCCGAACGCAACCGAAGTTGCCGAGTCCAGGTTTGTGCTTTCCGGCACAACCTTGACGCGGTAGGAAATCGATTGAAGGTTGTCGATGTCGAAACAAAGCTTATCGCCGAATGACAAGCAAACGTTTTGAATTTCGCTTGTGTTGTCGAAACCCAAGCGGATCTCGCCAGTCGCCGAAGGCGTGACAACAGCGTAAACCGGCGTCCCGCTGCTGGAGGTGTCCGCAATCGCCCACGGGCTGCCCTGGCCCGCAGTCGTGAAGGTTTCGCCCCCCACGAAGTCATCTTCCCAAGCCAAAAAATCCTGAATACCTGCCATCGTTTTGATCCTTGTTTGAAATTGAAAAACCAACGGCCGCGGCCACTATTGGCCGCGGCTAAAACTCAAACTCGGATCATGCCGAGTTGCGATACAATCCGCGGTAGTCGATCGCCTTGGCTCCAAACGTCTGGCGAATCTTGTACTTGTAGCAGTCGCGATCGAAGTCCCATTCCTGCTCAAGCACTGGCGACTCTTCGCCTTCAAGGAAGGAGATTTCAACCGTGTCGATCTGTGCCGGATCGGCCGCTAAGTACCAAATCGCCGAACTGTTGAGGTCAAGGTTGGCATCGGCAACCATCGTCAACTGCCGACCGCCAGCCATATTGTAGATGTTCACCACGCCACTTGAACCAACAGCCGAACCACCAACCGCGGGATTCGCGGTGGAGTTCAAAAGCTCCATCGCGGTAGCCGCGTAGGCTTGAGGCACGATCAAGTACCGCGGAGTCAAGTTAAGCACCGCATCCGACGATAGGCCGGTCTGCTTTGCCATTGCCAAGAATCCGGCGTTAAGCGTCGCCACCGAAGGGACGCCGGCTCCGCTGGATACGTTAGCGTGAGTCGCGTTGAACAAGGCGACGTTATCGCTTAGCACGTCGTTAGCGGTCAGCACGCTATAGACGACTTTGTTCTGCTTGCGTCGCATTGCGTTACCGTGCATCGCCGGCACTCGGCTGATTGCGTCTAGGTCGTCGTTAACGACCGTTTCCCACGATACGGAGAACATAGCCCCGTACTTTTCAACGGTGTACGATTCTTTTGAATCGCTCATGCGTTTTTCGGGATACGGCTGACGCTCCGGCACGATTTCAGGATCTGGCGACTCGCTAAACCGAATCCGGTTGATCTGCTTGAAGTCCGTAACGCTCGCACCTTGTCGTGCCCAGATGCTCCAGGTGTAAGGGGCTTCGTCATAGGCTGCCAGAAGCGTCTTGTTCGCTACGTCCGCAAGCAGGTTCGGGAATGCTCCGGTCGTATGGTATGAGGTTCTCTCAATTCCAAACCGTCGCGACGCTTCGCGATGCCCCATCGCAACCTGTGCGACGTCTTTCGGCGTCATTCGGTCGGTGTTGACGCCATACGAGCGAAGGAGAATTTCCGCAGTTCGAACGATCGGCATTCGCGAAAACTCTTGCGATTGCTCGGCAACCTTGGCGGATGCCTTGCTGACGCGGGCCGCGTTTAAGGCTCGGAGAATTAGTCCGCCACCGATGGCATCGGTAACGCGGTCTTGTTCAGACCCGACGACGCGGGCCGATTCGGCGGTCTGGCCGACGGGCTGAGTTGCCATGCGTTCAAGAATCCTTTTCCGAGCGTCGTCAAGCGAAACAAAGCCGTCGCACAATTCGTCCGCAAACGCTCGGTCAATGCGGTGAAGTGTGCAAAGGCTGGTGATTTCCTTGCGCCGCGACTGATCAGCCGCCAACGCTCGTTTGATTTGCTCAGATGCGTTTTGCGCTCGCTTGGTTTCGTCCATTGCGTTCTCCAAAACAACCTCTTCGGGCTCTGGCTCTTCGCTCATCTCTGGCGATGCCGATTCCATTGGCTCTGGCATCTCGACCGATGCGGCCGGCGTTGCCGATCCCATCCTGCCAACAACCCAAGCAAGAATCTGATTTGGATCAGTCATGCCCTCCGGCATTCCCATCGCGGCCAACTGTGCCAATAGCGTTTCGTCCATTCGTTTAACCTCTTTATTCGCGGCGGTGTAAGATCGCCGAACCGTGCTTCGCTCGTCCGCTCCGGTAGCCACGAGACTCGCATTTATCGGCGTCCATCGCGTAACGATATTCGCCGGACCGTCAACGACTGTGCCTCTCGGCGTCGTGTACTTTTGGCCGCGTTCGGTCGTCAAAACTTCCCGCGGGATTGCTGTTATTGAAAAGTCGGTAAGGTGCCCGTCGCGAAGCTTTGCCTCTGCCGCTTGGCTGTCCGGGTCGCTTGCAAAGTAAGGCACTCCGCCAAACTCATCGCCATTGATCGAAAGGTTCCGAAGGCTGCCAAAGATGTTTCGGACAGTCGATTCGTCGTGACTGTCGACGATCGGGATCTGCGTCTGGCCGGCCCTCATTTCAATGCCGTCCATCTCCAGCACTTCGGCAACGGTCATGCCGCGGCTTTCGTCGTATCGCATCACGGGCGACTCTGTGGCCGTAACGACGCGAAGCACTTGCCCCTCGGCTCGAACGACAAGCGATCGCATCACAAGCGAATCGGCCTTGACCGGCGGCAATTTGCCCTTCGTGCTCACTGGCTTGCCTCCGCTGCCTGCAATGTTTCTTGGCTTACGCTTCCATCTCTTGCGTCATCGATCAACAGTTGCACGTTCGCTTCGGATAGCCCTTGAGCGGACAACAAGACCTTTGCCCTTGCTTCGCTGATCGCTCCGCTTGCCATCTCGCTAAGCACGTCGGTAATAGCCTTGGTCGCGTTCTTAAACGCTAGGCGGCCCATGCCCTGCATCTCGCCCGAGCCGGTTTGCGACGGCTGTTGGGCTTGCGGGTTCTGATTCGCGTTAACCATTGCCAATTGCTGTTCTGCCGGCGTCAACAAACCAAGTTGACGACGCAGCCGATCTTCTTTAGCACGCTGATAAAAAACGTTTTTCCACGACTTACCACGGGCCCCAAGCTCTGTTTGATAGTCGCTCATGTAAGCATCGATTGACGCTTGGGCGGTTTGCTGTTCAACACTTGGGTCGACCCATTCCCAGTCCGGCATTTGCCATTCGACTGGCGCGGCCGTGTTGCGATCGTCAAGCAATTCAACCGCGGTAGGAAATCCGACAACGCCAGCCGATGCCGCTTGTTCGCAGAATGCGTTCCAAATCGGCTGGCAAAGATGGTTCCGCAAGTATTGTTGCCAGCAGCGAAAACGGCGTCGATCTTCAAGCTGGCTCGTTCTGCTGCTGCTGTAATTCGTCTTCGAATAGTCGCGGGCGACCACTTCATAGGATAGCCCCGTGCCAACCGCGATGCCGCGTAGGATCAATTCAATCCACGGGCCAGCGTTTGCGTTCGGCCTGCCGGGATTAGCCGACTCGATCGACTCATTCGGGCCGAGGTGCATGATCATGCCGGGCTGCAAGTAGTCGTATTGATTGCCCGACTTGTCCGAAGTGTCGCCGCCGTCTGGATCGGTCAAAGAGTTGATCGGCGTTTCGGTCTTGATTGCCATCGTGAAACAAGACGCAACCGCCGACGCTTGAAGCTCGTTATCGACGTAGACGCCCAAATCGCGTAGCCATTGCATCGCAGGTGCAAACCACGATACGCCTCGACTCTGGCCGATTCGGTCGCGTCGGTACAGATGAATGATTTCATTCGCGAGAATGCGTTCTGGCGTTCGCCTCAAAACGTATGGGCTGTTCGGATGCTCTGGATAAATCCAATAGGCGATTGGCTTGCCGAGGTCATCGATTTCGACGCCGCGAATTATGCGGTTCTGATCGCTGTTGCGTGCCAAGTATTGATCTTTGTCCGTCGCTAGTCGATCCGCTTCGATTAGCTCAAGAGCAAGCGGCACCGGCCTTGTAATGCCGCGAAATTCTTGGCTTTTAGTTCGGACGATCTTCACCAGCACTTCGCCAGCTTCGACGATTTCGCGTTGACAAAGTGCCTGCATCTCTTCGAAGGTGTGCAACCCGTTAACGTCGCACACTTCCGACCAATCCTGCCAAGCCTTGTCGCGAATCTCGTTAACGTTTTCGACGTCTTCGCCAATCGGCGTTTCGAGCGTGCTTTGTGCCTTAATGCCGCAACCGACAACACTTGAGACAATCGTATCGACCACGCCCCAAGCGTAGGCGTTATCACGAACCAACGCCCTTGCCCAAGCCCTCAAAGAGTCGGCACCCTGCGGGCCAAGTAACTCTTGGTCAGCCGATTGATTCTTTGGCCGCTTGTTAGAGTTGAGGCGGTTGTTTTCGCCGCCTTGATATGACCGCTCGAATAGCTTTCGAGCGTGTGCGCGACGCAGCGCCCATCGCGGGGCGATAACAGAGATTGCACGATCAAGAGTTCGCCCGATCATCGGCTTACCCTCGACATTCGGCCAAGCCGTATCGCGGTGCCGTTTTCTCTGGCAAGCTGGCGGGTGAGCATGTCCCGCTGCGCCATCAGCTCGCCTAAATCAAGCTTAGAGACCGACCGATTACCGATTGAATATGACGACGCCCCGCCCGTTAGCAAGGCGCTGATCGCTGCTTCGATTTGGTTCAATAATGTGGCGGTCTGCGACATGACTTAACGGTAAGCCATTCGCGTTCGCTTGCAATGGAATTTCGGGCCTAGTTACTACGCTCGTAGTAACGTTGTCACCCATAAAGCTTTGAGCCTGCGCCCAGGTCGCTCCGCAGTACTTGCACTTGCAATATCGGACGCT